GTAGTACGTAAGGGTAATGGCACTGTCACATACTTTACACAGATAAAGAACTATCCTGTGCAAGCATTTGCCACGGCAGATATAGTGCCACTAATTCTCATGACTTTTGATAACATGCTCATGAATATGAATAGTTGCATAGTGAATACTGTGCATGATTCAATAGTAATAGATGTTCATCCTGACGAAGTGGATGATGTTCTAAACATAGTAAATAGTATTAACAGTTCAATGAAAACTATCATTGATACACGTTGGAATATAGACTTTAATGTGCCTTTGAAATTAGATGCAAAAATAGGTGACAACTGGCTTGACACTAAAGATGTATGATGATATAACTATAACACTTTTTTAAATTATAAGGAGAATATATATGAATGAAGTAGTAACAATAAACGGAAACTTTGACGATATGGCTAAAGCTATGGGCATGTCAGAACCTGTGGGTACTGAGATCTCTAAGAAGTCTGCTAGTTCTTTGGCTAGACTAAAGCTTAGTCACACACCTATCATGGGTACAACAGAGATCAATGGTAAGACAGTGAATGTTGAAACCATACCCTCTGGTTCTTTTAAACTAGAAGTACCTGATGATGGTCAGTACTTTCAGACTGACATTGAGATCAGACCTTTCATGCAACGTTATATGTATAAAAGGTTTATCAAGGGCAACGACAGTACACCCAATCGTTATGTCAAGACAGTCATGTCTGATAATCTTAACGTTGACTTAAAGGATAACGATGGTGGCTTCAACTGTGGCAAACCTGCAGGATACATACAGGACTTTGCTTCTCTGCCTGATAAGCAGAAAGAACTGATCAGACAGATCAAACGAGTCAGAGTTATACTAGGACTTGCTAAGTTTGATAAAGCTCTTAAAGTTGAGGGTGACTACAACAGTGACGCTGATCTAGGTTATGTCCCTTTTATATGGGAAGTAGATAACCGTGAAGCATTTAAAACTGTTGGCGATGTCTTTGTAAAACTCTCTAAGATGAAGAGACTACCAGTTAATCACACTGTGTACGCTTCATCTGAAGAGAGAAAACTACCGAATGGTAATAGCTACTATGTGCCTAGCACAAGGCTAGATCTTACCTCTAAGGTAGAGACATCTGATAAAGATCAGGAACTCTTTGGTGATCTTCTGTCTTGGGTTACTAACTACAACCAGTACATCATGAATCAGTGGGATGAGAATGTTCATTCCAAAGAGGACATTGATCCTGCTGTTGTGGAAACTTTCATCGACATTACTAATGAAGAGAAAGTTCAGTAGCCATGAATCATAAGGCAGAACTTAAACTGCACCGATTCCTAGACCAAGCCACTGACGGTAAGAAGGTATTGTCTGACACAAACATTGATAAGATTTGTGATGACATCAAAGATGCCTTACACCGTCAGTTTGGCTCTAAGAATACTAGGAAAGAGTTCAGACTTAGGATGTCTAACATAGGCAAGCCTACCTGTCAGCTTTGGTTTGAGAAAAACAAACCAGAGGAAGCACTACCTTTTCCTAACAACTTTGTAATGAACATGATGTTAGGGGACATAGTTGAGTCTGTGTTTAAGGGACTGCTTAGACAGGCAGGTGTAGCCTTTGAGGACTCTAAGAAAGTGTCTATGGATCTAACTATAGATTCAAATATAGAGGGGACATATGACATAATCATGGACGATGCAGTTGATGATATTAAGTCTGCATCCGATTGGTCATATAGAAATAAGTTTGAATCATTTGATACTCTTGCCAAAGAAGATCCCTTTGGTTATGTAGGACAGTTGGCAGGATATGCACAGGCTTTGAATAAGAAAGCAGGTGGTTGGTGGGTTATAAATAAAGCAAATGGTAGCTTTAAATATATACCTGCAACTGGTTTAGACTTGACAAAAGAAGTAGATAAACTATCTGATAATGTAAGTGTGTTAAAGAGTAACAAGTTTAGCAGATGTTTTGATGCAGTAGAAGAAACATTCAGAGGTAAGCCCACAGGAAATAAAATCTTAGGAACTACATGTTCTTTCTGTAGATTTAAACACTCCTGTTGGACTGACTTGCAAGAGCTACCCTCTCTGGTATCTCAGGCAAAAGAACCAAAGATTGTTTCATATGTTGAAATAGGAAAGGAGAAACTTATATGACAAATAAAGAACCTACACTAGAAGAGATGGCTGAACAAATTGAGATAACTCAAAAGAAGTTAGCCGAAATGAAAAAGGCATACCACGAAAAGAAGTATGCATCATACAATGCTGCCAGAGAAGCATTCTTAATGGAGCATAAAGCTCTATATGGGAAAGAACTAGAGAGTCCTTTCACTCTCTGGTACAAGTGGTAAGTGTTATACACTTCTAAGCAGTACAAGGTAGCACGTAAGTTAGGCTATCGTAGTGGGCTAGAAGTAAAGCTCTCAGAGTTTCTTGATGAACTAAAAGTAAAATATATTTACGAGGGCATCAAGATAGAGTGGGAAGACTTGGCTTATAGGCATTACACACCTGACTTTGTGCTACCTAACGGTATCATAATAGAAACTAAAGGACTCTTCACCGTAGAGGACAGAAGAAAACACATATGTATTAAGAAACAGCACCCCAAGTTAGACATACGTTTTGTGTTTACAAGTAGTAAAAGAAAGATTAAGAAAGGTTCTAAAACTAGCTATGGAGATTGGTGTGAGAAGAACAAGTTTTTGTACCATGACAGAGTCATACCAGAGCCTTGGCTTAAAGAACGTAAAAAGAAACCACTTCCTGAACTCATAGAGTTTCCAAGGAAAAAGATTATAAGGAGTTTTAAATGACACAAGACGGATTTAAAGATTTACATTTTAAATTAGATGACCAAGATATTCTAATACGAATGCAACCCATATTAGATCACCAAAGTAACTGGACAGGCGATGTTAATTTACAAGTTATAGACTCAGTTATGAATCCTCTATCTGATAGAGACTTTAATGAGATTATGTTCTTTGCTCGTATGACACTGGTAAGTATTGATTTGCTTAGATCTGATGAAGATCATTCTAGAAAAGTGTATGAGATAGTTAAATCAGAGATGGAAGCACCAAGAGGAAAGCCACCAGTTGCAATTACTGGTAGACAAGGCAATGTAATTAAGGTAGACTTCAAAGCAATGAAAGAGAAACTAAATGGGAGTGCATGATATGGCAAAATGGGAAATGAACTGTAAGGATAAAGATATGGTAAACAGTCCACCACATTACAACAAGTATGGAGTGGAGTGTATTGAAGCTATTCAGTCAGCTACAGGAGAAGGATACGAGTATTATTTGCAGGGTAATATTATTAAGTATCTTTGGAGATACCGATACAAGAACGGTGTGCAGGATTTAGAGAAAGCACAGTGGTATCTTACTCGTTTGATTGAGATTAAAAAGAAAGGTAGTGAAGATTCTCTTGGAGATATTCTATCAGAGATGAGTGATGGTTGTTAAAGTATATCTCACTCTTAATCTAGACAAAGATGATTACCCTGTACCTGCAGACGGTGATCCTAGTGAAGAGATACAACAAGCATTAGAAGAGTTTATCTATGATATTGATGGACTAAAAGTAAAACATATTAGAATAACATTGGAGGAGTAACATGAACGACTATCAAAAATTTATTGCAATATCTAGATACGCTAGATGGATTGACGAAGAGAACAGAAGAGAAACATGGGAAGAAACTGTTCAGAGATACGTAGATTACATCACTGATAAAGTCAAAGGACACTTGCCGAAGCAACAGATCTTTGAAGCTATAAAGAACCTAGAGGTTATGCCCTCTATGAGAGCCTTGATGACAGCAGGTCCTGCCCTTGAGAGAGACAACACAGCAGGATACAACTGTAGCTATCTACCTGTTGACGATCCAAAGGCTTTTGATGAAGCTATGTATATACTATTATGTGGCACAGGTGTTGGGTTTTCTGTAGAAAGACAATATGTGCTACAGCTACCAGAGATACCACAAAGCCTAGATCATGTGGACACATGCATACAGGTACAAGATAGCAAAGAAGGATGGGCAAGAGCATTACGTAAGCTAATAGGACACCTGTATATGGGTGAAGTTCCTGTGTGGGACATGTCTAAGGTAAGACCTGCAGGTGCTAGGCTCAAAGTGTTTGGTGGTAGAGCTAGTGGTCCTGCACCTCTCATTGATCTATTTAATTTTACT